TGTTGAACCCATCATACACTTTCCTATTATCCTACTTCCTAATCTCAGCGTTGTTTTTGTAACACGCCAATTGTTTAATATATTATCTGGTCTTTCCCATTTACCAGATTCATCGTGAACAAGCAATCTTAACTTTTCACCATCATAAGAGTTGTCCCCTGTGTTTTTCCAGTCTATCGTTGTATCGAGCCCGTCGAGGTCTTTCCTCTCGCTGGCGCTGGTTGTACTGGTGATGGACTTTCTTGTGAGTTTGGATGCTGGGACACGGTAGGCAAGCTCTGTCTTGGGACGATCCATCCCGTCTTGTATTGGTTTGAAGAAGAATGGGTAGTGTGATGAAATTGGGACGACCTTGTCGGTAAACATCTTCTTTGCATCGCTACCAGTCTTCGATAAGATTCCGAATCTAGCATCTGAAGTGAGTGTAGCTTGATTAACTGTCTCGCTGCTTGACATGAAGCTAAATCCAGACCGTCTATTTTTAAGGTAGCAAATTCCATAGCATCTTTGATCTGCCTTGCATGCCTCCCAGAATATGAAGAATAATCTGTTTGCTTCTCTAAAGTCTGGCTTCCCAACATCAATCTTGGACCACTGCAGGTAATTGTAATGAGAGCCAGTGATATAAGTATCGTCGCCTTTGTTATTAAACCAAAAGCCTTCTTCCCTTCTTGTAAATTCTCTATTAATGTACGCATGCCATGTTTCTTTAAATTGAGCAGGGTATGTTTCCCAGTCAAATATTGTTTTTATATTTTTTAACTCTCTAGGGTATTCATGTGGTGTCCACTTATCATGTTTGCTATACACTTCGTTTACTTCAGGTAACGCAATCTTTAAGTTTTGTATTTCGTATACTTCACCAATCTTACCAGTCTTACTTATAACAACCACATCGTGCTCTTTGTTATAACCATATTCCCAAGCTTTCTTTTTATTTAACCTATGTATTGTTGTTCGTTTAATAGGTTCAATAATCTTATATAATGTTTGTTGATAACTCATTATCTAGATCTTTTTTCAGCAAACCCACTAAATGCTTTTGTTTCATCTTGTATAGGTTTGTTTTCTAAAATAGCTTGTTCTTGTTCAATTCTATTTAAAATCTCAAGAGCATCAAATATAGCTAGCTTTTTTGTAGCAGCTGCGTTTTTTAATCTATCCGCAGATACATCATCATCAGTTTCTACAATTGGTTCTTTTGCTACTTTTACTAATTCATCAACAGCTCTATAACCAGCTTGGATTATACTCTCTTTCTTCTTTTTTATATTCATATTTAATTGAAATTTCCTTTGTCATTACCCTGTATAATCTTTCACCGTTTATTATAAACTCGTATTCACTATCTGGGGTAAATCCTATTTTCTCACCTATTGTTAATAAATCTGAATCATCAGTGTATTTAACAATACCCATTAAAGGTTTTTCTTTATTAGTAGAGAACTCATCTTCACTTGCTAATGGCTTTATAAAACAATAGCCTTGATTTGCTTTCCAGCTGCCTTTATGTTTGTAAAGGAAGATTTGATCAAGTTCACAAAAATATAGATTATCTTTAAAATAACTTTTGCTGTTTTTTTCAATACCTCTAACGTCATGCCAACGACGAAATATGTTATGATGCACATAAAGCTCAGTGCCTCTAGTAAAATGCTTGCCATTTATTATTGGTGTTTCATGTATTACAGCTTCACGACTTACAAATTTATGATCAGTTATACCAGAATTTAATATTAACTCTGTATCATTGACCTTTTTAATATTGTCGTATCTTTCTTTTTTTGGTGTTATTAAAAAAGTATGTATTGGTTTCATTAGTATTCAAGATTGTATTCTACAGATATTCCCATGTTTTTATTAAAATCTTTCCATGGTAATACATCATTATTCTTTTTGATGTATATGCAGAATTTATTTTCTTCTTCTAATATATCACATATAATGTGACCTCCGTATACTTCTTGGCCTACAGCATAATGCATTGCATCATTTTTGTAGTCTTTACCAATACTAATCTTTCTTATCAGCTTGCTCATCTTCTTCTAGTTTTTCTATTTCCCCAGTCTTAAGATCGATTGATATTTTACCGTGTTCTTCCTGAAGTTCTAATTTTAATTCATTTAATCTTATTTCTTGTTGTAGATGAAGATGTGATAACTTATGATTTGTTATCGTGTTCTTAGATATTTCATTTGAAATTTCTGTAATAAGATTGTTTATTTTTTGTAATTCTTCTAATTGTTCTTTTTTAATTTTACTCATAATTTATTTATTTAATTTAATTTAACTTAATTTTTAGTTTGTTTTGAATGCCATATATATATAAGTTCCTCCACTTGTATTTAAATCACTATTGCTTGTTATATCCACATTAAATCCATCTGAATCAAAAGTTACATAGTCAGAAGATTCATCTGTTTCAGTATTACTTGCATTAGGATATAATCTTTTATCTCCACCTCTTACTGAATCAAATATATTCCAATAACCTGCTGAATCAGTCCTTTTAATCATAACAAAGTCAGCTTGAAAACCTGTGTCTATGCTAACAGCACTTCCACTTCCACTATATGTCCCAAACTTGCTAAACCCTGATTTTGGCGCCCAACAATAAGCTATATAATCTTGACCTGATGTATTAACATTGCCCTCATTCCCTAAACTAAATACAGTTGATGTTGGAGTTGTACCGTTCCAATATGGTGCATATGTAGTTGTAGTAACATCTAAGTTTAGTTTTAATCTTTCTTCATTTGCATTACCACTTCCACCAGTATTATATTTATGATATACTCCCCAATCTCTTGAGTTGTCTAAATCTTTAATAATCATTACTTCAGGTTCAGCTCCTAAACTATGCCCTACTGTTGTATTTGCACCAGTTCCAGTATATTTAACCACACTAAATCCATTTGCAGTATTTGTGTTTGTTGTACTTGGTATTGTTCCATCTATATTAGATTGCCAAGTATTACCCGCTTTCCAAGCATAAGCAACATAATTACTTCCTGAAGTATTAAATTGTGATGCTCCACCAAAAAGTTTTATTGTAGTATCACCAAATTCCTCTATACCTTCACTTCCTGAACTTTGTGTATTTGATTCATTTAACATTAATGTTTTACCTGTTCCTGTTATGCTATCAGCAGCACCCCAATGATGACCAACATTTCTTGCTTTTGCCCAAACTAAATCAGGTTTAAAACCAATAGTAATGTCTTGTGATGAATTAGAACCAGTATATGTTACTACTTTAAAGCTATTTGCTAATGTTGTATTACTTGCTACGTTTTTGGCTATTGCCCAGTATATGTATGCTCTTGTATCTGAGTTAAGTCCTTGTGATACCCCTCCTGATGTAATTGTAAACCCTGTTGCGGTTATAGTAATGTCTGCTGAGCTATCAGTTGTTTCAGCATCATCATTGTCTGGATTTAACATTCCTGCAATAATACCTCTTCTTGTGTCATATACAGTCCAATTAGAAGTACCATAAGTAGATTTTATCATAACAAAATCAGGCTTAAATCCTGTTGTAATAGATTGTCCTGCACTTCCTGTTCCTGTGTAACCTCCAAATTTTTGATACCCTGCAACATCGTGAAAACAATAGGCTATTGCTTCTCCTGCATTAAAACTTTCAACTGTAAACACAGAAGAGGTTGGATTTGTTTGCCCCCATACATTTGTTCCTGTTGTAATTGCTGATGGTGAGTCTAATTGCATTCTTGCAGCATTACCCATAGATGTATGATATACATACCAATCTTCTATACCACCTGTTCTTTTTAATAATATCATATTTGGTGCTGCAGATAATCCGTGACCAAAAGTAGATGCAGTAGAACTATTTGTAGTTTTATTAAGTTTAACAATACTAAACCCATTACCAGTATTTGCGTTAATTAAAGTGTTTATTGAACCATCTACGTTAGATTCCCAGTTGTTACCTGCTTTAAAAGTGTATGCTGCATAATCCACGTTATTTGCATTAGTTCTATTATAAGTACCTCCTGCATTTAAGCTAAAACCATCTGTGTCAAAAGAAGTAAACCTATCAGTACTTGTGCTTTGTTGATCAGTAGTATCAAAAAATAATTGCTTGTTGCTTCCTCTAATAGTATCACCAATTACCCATTTATTATCTTCGCTTCTTGATTTTAACCACACCAAATCAGGACTAAATCCAACACCATTAATACTTCTTGCTGCGGCATTTCCTTTATATAATTCTATATTAAAGCTATTAGCTAATGTCGTGTTGCTTGGTACATTTTTAGCTATTGCCCAGTAGGTGTATAAATTACCATTTACATTATTTCCTACGGATACTCCGCCTGATGTTATAGTAAACCCAGTAGCAGTCATTGTAAGGTTTGGTGCATTACTTGTGTCATCAGCATCACCTCTGTTTGGTTCTAAATAACCACCACCAGTAATACCTCTTTTTGTATCATATAATCTCCAGTTATCATTACCTACTGTACTTTTAATTAATACAAAGTCAGGCTTAAATCCTGTTGTAATAGTTTTATCATTATTTCCATCCCCTGTAAAAGTACCAATTTTTTGATACCCTGTTACATTGCGGAAACAATAAGCTATAAACTTATCTCCATCTTTATTTACTGCATTATCACCACCTATACCAAATACCGTTGCATTTCCTGCTTGTGCAGTTGTTGAATCATCTGTTTTTGCTGCCGTACCTTCAAGCACCATTCTTGCGTTATCACCAAGTTGCGGGAATTGAACAACCCATTTATCAGCGCTGTCTCTGCCTTTTATGATTACTAAATCACATTTTGCTGAAAGACCATGCCCAACGGTTCTAGCTGAATTACCAGCACCTGTGTATGAAAC